ATAGTTAACAATACCTCCCTCGCCTCTCGTAGAAGCGCACCTGGGAGGTTTTTTACTGCCCGTAGCACAGTATTTATTTACGGTACCCAATTGGCGTACCTGTATAGATTTTACCAAAAACTATACATATTGTCTATACAAAGAGCCCCCAACAGGACTTGAACCCGTCACCTACGCATTACAAGTGCGTCGCTCTACCAGATGAGCTATAGGGGCAAATGACTGGCCCTGCACCATTAAGCTTGGGCCAGTCTTGTGTTTTTATTATAGCGTAGGCACTACCCTAATAAACCGAATCTGGCTTCGTTTGAAGTTAGATAAAGGCTCAATTACAGTAGTTCCATATTCACGGTTAGCGTTAATGATTTTGCCGTTTCCGATGTAAATAGCGGCGTGATAAAAGTCCGTTCTACCCGTATAGGCAAACACGACTATATCGCCTAATTTAGGGGTGTGAACACGTGTTCCAAGATGCCCTTGAGCATCAGCTGAGTGTGGTAATTCGAGTCCGAATTGTTCGTAGGCCCAGCGGACCATACCGGAACAGTCCCATCCACGAGGACTGGACCCTGAAAATACATAAGATGTTTTTCCTGCACGGGTCTTTAGGTAGTTAACAACTTTTTTCATATGAGCAGTATTGCGATGTGCTTTTGCTGTCTGAACTAAAGTTAACGATTTTACTACATGGTGTTTTGTTATTTTGGTTTCCTGATCTACAGCGACTGCTGTAGACGCAGAACAACCGGCTAGCATTAATAAAATACTAGTTACTATTACGTACTTTTTCATTTAGCGACCTTACCTTTCATTGCTTTAGTACTGGGGTCGTTTATTGTCGAAGTGACATTCTATTCAGTTATAGGTAAAACCCTAGCACAGAAATACAGCCGTAAGCAACGTTTAGCCAAAAAAACACACCTGGATGGTGGAGAATAGTATTGACCCTATTTGTCAAATTAATCGCGCAGTTAACTGCTTAACATCCGCGTTCCCATACCTAAACTCCCTTATAAACCCTAGTTTAGAAAAGCATTATGAAACTTTTTGGAAATGTCATGTTGCGCGTACTCGCAACATTTGTCGCCTCAGCACTGGGCGTAATCGGTGCAGGAACAGTCGCAGGCTCTATGAGCGGCGTGCAAATCCCTATTTGGTTTAGTGCCGTAATGGGCGGTGTAATGGCAGTAGCTAAAGTAGTTGAACTGCTGGCTCTGGCTTTCTTGGAAGATGGAAAGCTTACCATGAATGAAATCAACGCGGCTTTCCAACAAACTGTGGCCTTAAAAAATGTAGAGGAGGATAAGAGTGAAAAGACTAAGTAAATTATTTGCTATTTATTTTGCAGGTTTATCTATCTTGTTTGCGTTTTTCTCAGCAAGTCCTGCTCTGGCAGACAGCACTACTGATTACAACAATAAAGTAGCAGAGGCCCAAGCTAAAATTAATGACCTTCAATCTCAACTTGACGCTGCTCAAGCTGATCTTGATAGCTGGACAAACTCTTCAAATGAGCAAGCAAACCAAATTAATACTGCTCAAACCGCTGTCATGGAAGCCCAAGAGGCACTAGATGCTGCTGAAGCAACTTACAACTCAAATAAGGCTGCTTATGACCAATATTTTACACAGGTATCTTCTGCCGAACAGGCAGTAGCCGTAGCGATTGATGATGTAAACATTGCTGCTGATTTAGTGGATAGCACATATAACGATTATGCAATAGCACAGCAAAATGCAGACGCTGCTCAAGCGAATATGAACCAGGCCCAAAATGACTACGACACCAAGCTTATTAATTCCGGTGGTCAGGGAACTACCCCTGGTTTGACAGTAGATGTTTATACAGGAATTAACAGAAATGGTAATCCCCCTTCAAAGTCAGATAATGTCTATACAAAATGTAAGACAACCACAGTTAGCAACATTCAGGCTAACTGGGGTGGTGGAGACATTCTAGGCTGTGGCTCTGAGTACATTATGCTGCACTACAAGGGCTACATTACATACCCAACCACTACTAAGGTTTATTTCCAGAACCAAGCCGATGATGGTTTCTATATGTCTATAAACGGCACTCAGGTAATCAATGACTGGTCATTAAAGGGCTGTGGAGCAAACTCAATTGGTATGTTCTCTTTCACCGGTGGTAAGTCATATGCTATTGACGCTTGGTTCTACGAATGGACTGGTGGTGCTTGTTCTACTCTTTACTACCAGCCTCTAGGTGGTTCTTGGAGCATAGCCCCTGCTTCACTATTCAGTCAGACTGCGGCAGTTACCATGATTAAAGACCCAGCACTAAAGGTCATCTTGGATGCTAAGACTGCTCTTTACGTTCAGGCAGTGGCCGCTGAAGAACAAGCTAACCAGGTCTATCTAGCTTCTGAAACAAATTACGATGGCAAATACTTAACTTATGCAATGCTGAGCCAAGATTTAGCAGCTAAACGCGGCACACTTAGCGGATATGAGTTAGTTATGAATGATTCTGAAATCAACTGGCAAAACTGCAGTGATGCTAACGCAGTAGCGGCCGCAAATCTTCGTGACCTAAAAGCAGAATATGCAACAACTTTTGAAGGTATTGAAGCTGCTGTAACCAAAGTTGATAACTTAGAAAAACAACTTGCTCAAGCAAAAATTGATTTAGCAAACATACCTAAACCAACTGCATCGGATAAACGTAAACCAAAGAAAACAGCAGCTAAGTATTTTGCTGATGGTGCATATCTTCCGAGAGCAACATTCGTACCTAACCCAAAATAATTCCCCCAAAGGACTTTAGCGATAACAACCCTATCGCAGCAGTTCCAGTGTTGGGGGCAGTATTTCAGGGGTTATCTGATGCGCTTAACGCCTTAAGTAACATTGGTGCAGATTTACCTCCCGCAGTTAGAGAAAAGGCCCAAAAAGTCGTAATTTCTGCCATTATTGTTACACAGGTTGCAACACAGGCGGCTACTATGGCTGCTCAAAGTGCCGCTAGCGCAGCTGCTGCTAGTGCAGGCTCAAGTTCTTCAGGTTCTACTCGAAAGAAGGAATAATGAAATTTTTAAACGACCTTATTGGCCAAATATGGACCCTTTTGGGCATGTTTGTAGCCTGGATTGTGCTTGAAGGCTCTGCTAAAGCAGTAGTCGGTTGGTGTATTATTATTTCTTTAGTTATCTGGATTATTACGTTTCCACTGCGTAATCGTGATGATTAAGTCATAATAAAAATGTCCCCCACCCCACAAAAGTAAAGGAAATACCCTTATGTCTGATGAACTAGACCTAGACGCGGTAGAAGCAACTGAGGCTGAACTTGAGGCTGAACTTGAAGTCGTAGAAGAGGCTGAAGTTGAAGCTGAAGTTGAAGCTGAAGCTGAGAAGGCTGTAGAAGACGCAGCTGACGCTGAATAATCTGCCTAAACCCGGGTATTTGCGTAGTGCAAGTGCCCGGGTTTTTCTTTATCCCCTGTAAAGTAGCCGTAAATACGGCACAATAGAACTGTACTGAAAGGATTAGTATGTCTAATTATCGCTTGCCATTTCCTAAAGTGGCAGACCCATTTGGCTCACACTCAGCCCAGCGTAAAGCTATGGGTTTGGGCCCACACCGTGGCGTAGATTACAACGGTTTTAAAGCTGGAACTCCACTTCCTGCCGTTGGAGATGGCGAAATTACCCTAAACAAATGGACTGATGTCCTTGGATGGGTCATTGAGCTTAAAGTAGGAAAGCACTTTTTCCTATACTGCCACATGAACAAGCAGTCTCCTCTTAAGGTTGGCACTAAGGTTAAATCTGGTGACACTGTAGGTGGAGCTGGAACATCAGGTAGTGCTAGTAGCGGAGTTCACCTACACTTTACGCTATCTACAGTTTCTGGAGGAGGAATCACAGGCAAGGTATATGATGCCCATGCTTTCCTTTTAAAGAAAATTGCTGAAGAAAAGGCTGCCAAAAAAGCAGCACCAAAAACCCCTAAAAAAGAACCAGTCGTATCCCAAACTCCTGTACAAGCCGTTGCACCTAAAATTTGCGAGACTTGCAAACAGGAGATTAAATAATGAAAGCCCTTCTTAATTTACTAAAGCGAACAATCGGTGTTATTATGTTCGCTGCTATTCCAGGTATGGCTACTGGTGCCGCTTCAGGCATTGGCCCATTACTTGGTGCACTAAACGGTGTTATGACCGTGTTCTCATCAATTATCATCTACTTCGGTGTTCAGCTAGCTTGGGATGCTCACATCTCAGACGAAGACATTGAAAAGGGATTCCGTGCAGCTGTTGCAAAGCAGTCTGCTGACTCTAAAGAGGTCAAGGAAGCTTTGTCTACATCAGCTCAGGATGCCCCAGACATGTCTGATTTTGGTGACGTTGACGAGCTAGATGCTCTTGACGATGATGAAGAAGAAAAGCCACTGGCTTAATTTCTAACTAAAAACCCCCTGCTAATTAGGCAGGGGGTTTTTCTTTAATCCTTTTTTGTAACTAGCTTGCGCTTAATTGCATCAAAAATCTTTGGACGCTTTTTTGGTGCTTTACCGTTATTACGGCTGTTAGTTGATTTAACTGGTGCTGGTGCTGGCTTTCCTTTTGCCATTGTTTCTCCTTATAGTTCATACCCAGAGTTAGTTGCTCTCCAGGTGCTTGGTGGATGATTTTTCTCTACTTCAGCTTTATCTAACTGAGTTTCGTAAAGCCTTATGATATGAACGCAAGGGTCTTCTCCCTGTTCATAAGCTGTTTCTTCTTCAAGGCTCATAGGTAATCCATCATGTATTTCACATACAGATGGGCCACACCAACCTTGTGTAAGACCGTACTGTAGCCACTCTTCAAATGTCATCTGCTACTTCCCCACCCTCCGCCTTTGAATGACAGCCCGGCAATTCTAAAAACTCGTTCTAGAGGCTTTACACAGTCTGTACAAGCAGGTTTTGGATGTTCATCCATTTTATGTTCTATATTATAGCTTTTGTTGCACTTTGGGCAACGGTACTCATACGTAGGCATATTAAACTGACATATCTAGAAGGAATCCACGAAGAGTGCCAATAGTTAAATCAACGCCACCTTTATCGTTTATTCCTTCTCCATCAATCACAGCGGCTGCAACAGCGTTCTTCTGTTGAAGGGCCTGATGTTGGCGTACTTCTATAGAGTTTGTGACCAAGATGTCTTGAATAACTATGGTTTTCCACTCAGAAGAAGCACGACGAATCCTACCGTTACGCTGAGTAGCAAGACCAGAAGACCAAGGGAGGTCGTAATTAATGAGCATATTCGCCGCTGGTAAATCAACACCGTAACCACCAGCATCAGAACTGACGAAAACACGAATAGTAGGGTCGGTATTAAGAGCATTTTTATGTTTCTCCTTGGTTTTTGCGTCTAACTGGCCTGTATAAGTAACGCTTATGTCTCGTCCAAGACGGTCAGCGATAATATCCACCATGTCTACATAAGAGCAAAATACAACTAACTTATTGTTTTCATCTTGCTCTAAAAAGTCCTTGGCGTAACTTACAAAAGCATCCAGTTTAGGATTTGATAAATTATCCAGTAACTCTTCATCATCTAATTGAGCGGCATAAGATGAACCTTCGCCGTTGCCTTCCCTAAACTTCTTAGCGCTTATCTTAAGAAGTTCTGGAGAGCAGGTGAGCATCTTAAGGCAGCCCACTTTAGCCATGACCTGTCCACGTAGTTCATCTGCTGGTCCGCCCCAAGACTTTTCAAACCCGTAATGAGCCAGTACGTTAAAATTACTGCCAAATAGTGTTTGAGCGTTATCTAAGTCTAGAAGTAGGTCATCTGCAATTCGTTTATATAGTTTTGCAGTTTTTCTATCCATCATTACATAGATAGGGTCTTTATGAATAGTTGCCGGTAGGAATGGCGCAACGTCTGGGTCTTTTTGAGCCTTACGAACAGAAGCCTCTTTCATACGCTCATGTAGAGTAGGTAGATTACGATAACGGTCTACGCCACCCCAAGTATTGCGAACAATAAAGGTCATATCGAATTTATCAAATCTGCCTAGAACGCTATCGTCTACAAACTGCATGATGCTGAACAATTCTTCCGGTTTACCGTTTTCTACAGGGGTTCCGGTAAGAGCAAACCTATACTCACACGTAGCTAACTTCTTAACTGCTTTAGCTCGTTTTGATCTAAATGATTTAATTGCGGTTGCTTCGTCAAGAACAATGAAGCCTCTAGGAAGTTTTTTTACATATTCCCAGTCATTTACTACCTGCTCATAGTTCATGATTATATAATCAACCCCTGACATTCGCCATCTCATAGCTCTGTCATATTGCTTTTTTCTTTGCTCAGGAGTACCGTCAATAACTATGGCTTTAGAACCATTAGTAAATTTTGTAATAGAAGCTTCCCATTGATATTTGAGGCTAGATAAACAAATGATTAACCCTGGCTCAGTTATCTTATTATCATCCATTAGCTCTTCAATTGCAGCAATAGTTAAAACAGTTTTACCAAGGCCTAGGTCATATGCGACAAGCATCTTACCTCTCTTGGTCATCTTTTCTACAGCTTCCGGCTGATAGGGAAGTAATGTTCCTACAAATCCCATGTGAGTGCTCCTAATCCATTTACAGAGTGCTTAGCAGTACTTAGTCCATTAAGGATTTCAGATTTGCTCATAGCCCCTATATCTTTCATATCTGTTTGTGAATAATTAAAGAACCAAGATTCAAATCCCTGGTCCAGCATAGTTTTAGACGCTTTTAACCCAGACTCATCATTATCAAGTGCGAATAATATTTCATCGGCTTCTTTTATTAGCTCCAGTTGAGTGTTAGAAATAATTGAGCCGTACGTAGAAACGCCGCCTTGAATACCTACAGAGGCTAATCTAACTACGTCTAGCGGAGACTCTACGACAATCATTCGACCTCCAGTATATTGATTAAACCCAAATAGTGTCGTTGACTTCTCTACCCCCTGCGGGTAATTCCTGAAATAACGACGAGAAAACCCTTTCTCCTGCCATCCTAATAATTTATTTGAATGCGGGTCTCTAATTACAGTAATCCAATTTGAATGAACAGTATCCCACAGTAGCTGATACTTTTCCGCCGCTTGGATTGTAAACCCTCTAGCTGCTAAAGCGTGGGCTGGAGGTAGGGTGAAAAGAGCAAGACGCGACTCAGTAATCATAGTCACTTCTTTAAACACAGACTCTTGTTCTTGGTCTTCCTCGGACGGACCTAGCTGGATATTGTCAAAGGATAAGTACAACCAGTCTTTAGCATCTGCATAGTCTAGTAAACCGTTTGCATCTCTATATCCCTGCACGGTAGCTATTAGTGACCACAGGTTGCCTTTAAACCCACACGAAAAACAGATGTGTGCGCCGGTCTCGGAGTTAATCCACCATGATGGGTTTCTGTCTTCCTTACCGGTCATCTCTTTATGGCCTGGACATAAAGCAAGTATTTCTGAGCCCCGCATGTTTACTGGCTCGATATCGAGACGAGCCAGTACTTTTTCCATTTCGTCTATTCTCATACGTCGTCACTACTCATTTCACGGAATAGGCCGCTAGCCCAGTCCCACATCAAAGAGGCCTCTACGTTACCGCTGTTACGGGCAGCCATAACCTTTAGGGTTCTAGTATCATCTACGTTCTCGTCCTCACGTTCAAGACCGAATACAACATCAGCGTCTTGTAGGAATGATGAAGAGTAACCAATAGAGTCTGTGGACACTTTACCCTTTTTAGTTTTCCAGTTAAGTGCTTGCGTAGTAATAACGATTGGCTTGTTTGTACGCTGTGCTAGACGTTTCAGCGAACGGGTAATGCCGGTCAAGGCCTGTGGAGTGTTTGACTCTCCTGTCTGCTCGTCTAGCATCAAGTACACACCGTCAATAAACACGACATCTGGGTTCAGTGTTTGAATCTTGCTCTGAATAGCGGATACGGTAATTCCATGAGCCGCATCTACTAACCAAAAGTTAGTAGGATCATCAGCCATAGTTAGCAAAGACTCTTGGAATCTAGCCTCTTCATCTTTAGTCAAAGTACCTGAGATAAGACGATTATGTGAAACTAGCGCACGCATAGAGTCGTATCGATTTTGCTGTTCACGGTTAGTCATCTCAAAAGACTGGAACATTGGAGACAAAGTCTGTTTATGGACGTTGTTTGCAATCTGTAGGGCTAACGTTGACTTACCAGTTTTAGGGGTAGCTACGATAACGATTAGCTGACCTTTTTGTAGACCATTAGTTACTGCGTCAATTGTAGGAAAGCCAGTAGCGACTCCAAGTAAGCCAGGGTTATTCTTTCGGAATAAGTAGTCTTCCCATCGCGACTCTGTGGTTTGGATAAGGTTTATATCCGAAGTTTTATTAAGACCCTCTTCCTCAAGCTTTACAAGACCGCTTTGCATAAGAAGCAAGGCAGCTTCATGGTCTTTGTTGAGTTGGATTTCGTCAACAGCTTGGCGCAGCGTATGCGTAATAGAAAGTTTGCGCCGCTTATCAATAAGGTCATCTAGCAAGAAATCTATAGAGTCTGTTAATTCTGCTACACGATAGGTAGGAAAATTAGCTGCAATTACTTCTTCACTAGGCGACTCACCGTACTTTGAAAAGTGAGTTCGCATAAATGTCCAGACACGCTTATCGTCTTCGTTAGAAAACCAGTTGTCTGATACCCCACGCTCAAATAGTGGAGATAGGTCGCGGATACGTATGGCTGCGCCAATTAGTTTTGTTTCTGTACTCATAATGAAGGAAAATCCATCCCCCATCGACCATACCGAAGTAGGCGCGATGGAATATCTATTACACCGATAACCTCTGGTCTATAAGGAAGTTCTGCAACTAACTTATCTACCGATTTGTAAGACGAGCCGTAACGAAACGGGTTCGTTCCGACTTTATCTAAATGAAGCATTAACTCTACCATCTCTTCGTCAGAGTGAGTAAAGCTAACAAGCTCCATTGTAATGCCTCGTTTAAGCGAAGTCATATACAGATGGCTAAGAACCAATCTGTTATATTCCTTACGCTTCTTTTTAACTGGCACAAACCCGAGGACTTTTTTATTTTCCTCATAAACATCCACAATAACATCTGCAGTTACAATCATGCGTTTAGGCAAGGCATTGCTAATGTCATTACCCTGCATTAGTACACCTCTACTTTTGCATACTTAATCACAAATTCACGAAAATGTTTTTCGCTTTTCATAGCCTCAACCATTTGAGCAGTGCTGGCTTTTTCTGATAAGTCAAATGGATATAGTCCATTATTCTCTTCAATCCTGCGTTCTACTAAAGCGGTATGCTTGCAAGTATTCTTTGAAGCAAAGCCAGGGCAGTTACAGTTAAGTAATTTATTTGCGGTAGCGTTCACTTCAAATATACCTGGACCCGGGCTGTCTGATCTGTGACTTAAGAATATCTGTAGTAGTCTTTGATTTTCTGCCATCTTATTTCCTCAAGTCAGTAGAGGAATCCATGTTTACGTAAATGAACGCCTCGTGGACAAACGACTGTGTAGCAGAGCCGTAGTGAGCTTCCCAATCATCAATTTTGATGTTTGTGGTGACAATCGTAGGAAGCCCGTTATTGAAACGTGTACGAAGCACATGGTGCAGCATATTCTTTTGCCAACCAGACGCGCTGGCGTGTTCCTTGCCTACATCATCTAGAACAAGTACACGAACGTTGTAGGCGTCATCATAAGCCTCTCCAAGAATACCGTTGTACAGCAACTCGTCATCATTGTCGTGGTCTTCCATGATTGCGCCCTTTAAGTCAAGTAGGGCGTTGTAGGTAATGAAATAGCAAGGGCGGGAAACGGTTTTACCTGGCTCCATTCCAAGGATTTCTGGAGCAGCTGTGCGCAGTACCTCTTGGATTAGGGTGTTAGCCATTGTGGTTTTGCCTCGACCTGGTAGACCGTAAAGCATTAAGCCAAGCCCGCAAGTCTGCTTACCCTCAGCTCTAATAACCTTATTTGAAGTAACTGCAGATAGCCACTTAGTAGCAGCTGTCATTACGTCCGTAGAGACGTCTGAACAGTCCTCCAGGGTCCAACCGAGCTTGGCTGGGGGGATACTCGCAATCTTCACCCAAGTCCGTCTACGGGCCGGCAAATCGTCTGGCTTATACATTTTCATCCTCGTCTAGCAGAGCAAGCTTACGGTTAGTTAGTTCTTGGTCACGAATAATGTTCGTTTCCCTTTGCTCTACTGTGATGATACTCTCACGAGCCTGCATTAGCAAACTGGGGGCTTTGTAGAGGAAGGCTCTCCAAAGGTGGTTTCCGTCTGTATACTTTTCGGCTTTGAGGGTGGTGAAGAATAGTTCAATGAGCTTGAGTTCCAGCTCACCGTTCGTATCATGCTGTTTCCGGAATACCGAGAGTGCCTGTACAAACCGGGACTCAGTGATACTAAACGGCTTGATTGACCAGAGGTCTGCCATCCTGTCTCCGAACTCGTAGGCAACGTCCTTGCAGGTCCAGTTGATTGGGGCGATATTTGAGCGATGCTGGTCTTTGCGTTTCTGCGCCTTTGCTTCGCGAATCTCCGCGTACTCAGCTTTCTTAGCGGCCATGTGCTTTGCACGCTCCACCAGAATGTCATCATCCGGAGATGAAGTTTTTTCAAAGAACTCATAACCCACTTGTTTTTCCTTCCCCTCGACTCCGTCGAGGAATTTATTTGTAGCTATATTTACAGTACCAGCTGTATAGCTATTGTAAATACTGCTTACTTGCTGTACTGCTATATAGCGGTAACCAGATAATACCGATTTGGTACTTTCTGACAATACCACTTTAGTTTTGGTCCCACCTCCGACTAACCTAGTCATTTTGAGGCAGTTTGCTTCTCGTAGTTCCTGTAGGACAGATGCGCTTTTACGCCTGCTTAATCCGCAGTGCTCCATCAGGGTACGGTGATTTATTGTAATAGTCGGGTTTAGATATAGGAAAGCGAGGCAGTCCCGAGCCTGCCTACTGATCTTGACTGACATACTATTCCTTGATAATTCTCTTAAACTCTTTAGCAAATGAACGGGCAAATATTCTACCCATTTCAGAGACTAGTATAGTTAAGGTTTCCTCAAGGTCATACTCGCTGTCGTAGTCTGGATTACCCTCGTCATCATCATCGTCTTTATCTTCAGATAATGTCTCTGCCATAGAGTCAACAAGCTCTTTAATAGCTTCAACATGTTCAGTTGTTTGTGACTCTACCACCGGCATCACTACCCTAGTAGGGCTAGCGATTGGGGTTTGACTTAAGGGAATTAGTACAAGACCATTTGTAAGGTCGTACATTGGGATGTTATTTTTTTGAGCTATTGCTGCAGCTGACTGGCACTCAGAGTCGTCATCATCCCACAAAACGAAGAATCTAATTTCTTCTACAGTATTACTAACTAAAAGTTCTTCATAATTATTCCCGGAATAATCTAGAAAAGGAAGTTCTTTATCAAGAGCATACTGTTGGGCCCAAGTTACCCCGTCAGACTTTTCTTTATCATAGACTGCGGCAATAGCTGCTTCATCAACTGAATCTACAATATCGCCAATAAGGGCCTCTACGTTAGCCCGGGTTGTTTTACCATTACCCATAACCGCGATGGTTACTCGTCTCATATTTACCTCCTATGAACGGAAGTATCAGTATACAGAAAAAATAATAAACGTCAAGTAGGGGATATGGCCGTAAATATAGCCCAGTTACTTCCTAGCGGGAGGTAGTCCGGCAGTACTGAGTTTAGCCTAGTAAACGTCAGGATACGGTTAGGATAATAGTCACTTCTAGCATTGCTAGCTGTTCCTCTATTTAGCAAGGTATTCTGCTCCCACACCGTATCGTCTAGTACACCATAGCCAGTAGAGCCGTCAAAATAGTTATTTAAAGTGCTAGATGCCTCAAGCAATACAGAATCTACGTAATAATTATTTCCGATAGCTCCGGTTATGGTTATGGTCACTACCCCAATAGCAGCATCAGAAGGCGACACAGCGCTTACAGATACTCTAGTAAACGAAGTGGAAAGTGTAGTAGCAGATGATGAAGCGGATGCTACAGGGCTACAAGCAACACCAGCAGATGTGTACCAATCAATTTTTATAGTAGCTGTATTAGTAGCCGCACCCTTAATGTATGCGCTTAGGTAGTAGCTTGTAGATGCCGCTACTGTAGTTCCTGTTGCGGTTACGCCAGCTCCAGATAAAGCTACCGTAGGCGCAGTATTGACTGTAAATTGAGTGCTATTAGTTATAGCCGTGATAACTGTAGTTCCATTCAAAGTACCTGTACCAGATGTGACAGCCAGTCTTTGTCCTACGTATAGTGCAGAAGTATCTCCAGAACCTAAAGTAAAGGTTGTAGAACTGCTGCTTACGCTAGCAAGTGTAACTGCGTTAGTAAGAACAGAGCTGCTAGCATTAGCTGTAAGCTTTGCTGATTGCGTGCTAACCGAGTTTCCTAAACCAACTGAGCTAGTAGGATAAACATTTGATGCACCTGTTTCAGGGGCAAATCCGCTTGTACCTGTGGCTATCCAGTTGTTTGTAGTAGACTCAAACCCAGGATTTATAATTTGGTTTATACGATTAGCGTTTAAATAAATGTCTACTCTTCTACTGTCAGCGTAAGTAGTTGCGATAGAAGCTTGCTCAAATTGTGCGGCATCAAAGTAGTGAATTTCTCCTACAGACGGAGATGTAATTTGAATATATGGCACAGCGTAAGCAGCGGTACTAGGAGCCGTAAATGCGGTTGATGAAGCTTTATTTAAGGCTGTCCAAGTTCCAACTGCGTTAGATATTAAAACAGAGCTAACAGGAAGAATCGGATTACCTAATTTGTCGTACCATCTAGTACCCAAACGTATGCTTCTATACGTGGTTTTTGCATAGCTAGCGATGCTAAATACATATGAACTTCCGCCTGTTACAGGTATTCCATAAAGGGTTGGGTCATACACATTTACAGTAGCCAAAGACTTTACAGAACCAGCTGTGGTTATAGGGCCAAGGACAGTAGGCAAATTAAGAACTAACGATGTTCCAGTAGTTCCAGGCTGAGCAATCCAAGTTCCATTGTAACCTGATGGAACAACTCCCGAAATATTTACTGGCTGGTTAGGGACAAAGCTATGTGTGGTACCTGTAGTTATTGTTGCGTTGGAGCCGCTTGTAGCAGATACTGTGCCAGCTGTGGTTATGTTACCAGGGTTGGCATTCATATTTATAACAATTTTTGTAGATGTAGTTCCAGTCTGTAATTGCCAGGTTCCGTTATACGCAGCAGGCACAACGTTAGAAATTTTTACATATTGACCTACAGCAAATGACTGAGAGGCCGTGGTTATTGAGACGTTAGTAGGGCCATTTAAAGCTATAGTAGCCCCAGATAAAGCTACAGTAGGTACGTTATCTACGGCAAACTGGGTGCTGCTTACTATACCAGTGACTTTAGTAACTGCGCTTAAAGTACCTGTTCCAGAAGTAACCGTTATTGTTTGGCCAACGCTAACGTTAGTAGTGCTAGATACTGTGAATATATTTGAAGAAGAGTTTACTCCAGTAAAGCTTGTTCCGCTTATTGACTGAATAGCTATAGAGGCGCTTGTAGATGTTGATTGAACTGGAATCGTATTAGTTACAGCAAGGCTTACAGTTCCGCCAAAAGGCGAAGCATAGTTGCTGTTGTAGTAAATAAAACTCTTAGAATTAGGTATTCCAATTACTTTATACACCCCATTACCGTTTGTTGTAAATCCTTGAAGGTTTACATATTGCCCAATACTTAATCCGTGGTCTGTATCAGTGGTTACTGTAACATATCCAGTATAAATATTTGAAGCGTTTATAGAAGTCATACCTACAGGGGCGTTATTAGATACGGTCAAAGTATCTGGAGAGTTTCCGTATGAAAATTCAGGTGTGCTACCTGTAGCAGTTACTTTTAAGAACCCTAGTTGACTATTAGGGAACCCGCTGGGTGAACTAGTCTCTGCATATGGAATTGGTGACCCACCTTCAATAGTGGTGTTTGTAGCAAGTAGGGTTGCTGTACCTGTGCTAACTGTATTCCAAAAACCTTCGCCGTATTCAAAAGAAGAACAATCTAAAGTTAAAAATAGATTTTTGTTTGATAGTATCGTAGAAGAATATCCAGTAAACGCTGTTAAAAACTTTTTAAAACCTAGGTTAGAGCCTTTAGTTAAATAGATATTATCTATATTTGTAAGAAGTCTTCTACCCTGTTGAAGCCCCAAACCACTCTCATAGTTAAGGCCCATTTGGTCCATCAAAGCCGGAATTAATTTTCCGTCAAGGTTTGCTACATCATATCTATTTTTAGCGTTTTCTACTTTGGTCTTAATTAAATCGTATTGAAGACCGATGACTCTCAAGAAGTTGTATAAATCATTATTCTTGTTAAAGTTGTTTGAACCATAAGATACTAATGACGCCTTATATAAGTAAGGCAAAGAATCATACATTGCATTAGTTGTACTATAGTCTTTGATAGACGTTCCTAGCGCAGTACCAACTCTTTGCCAAATATCGGCGGTAGTAAGTACAAAAGCAGAGTAATAATAACTTTTACCTGGGGTAAGTGGATTAGCTGAAAAAGTTAATGTAGTACCGTCTGGAATAGTAGCAGGTTTGCTTAAAGTTAAAGAGGTTCCATTAATTGCTTTTACTGTAGTGCCACCAATAATGCCGCTTCCAGAGTTAGCCCCAGTTAAGTTTCCAGTAGAAATATATGTAACTCTTTGACCTACCGCGATGTTAGGATTTGCAGCAGTTAAGGTAACGGATGTCGCGTCATTGACAGCAGTAGTTATTACAGAAGTATATGTGGGGGTTGCAGCTCCGGTAATAGGGTCATAAAAGGCCCCGGTATCAGTCAGTGTACCAGTAGTACCTAGCAAAGATGTACCACCTGTACCGGCAGTTAATAGTGTGGTTCTAGTAGTTGTATAAATAACATCACCAGAATCAGGAACTACTGGAAAGCCAGATGCGCTTCTAACAATTAAGAATTTTGTGTATTCAGAGCTAGTAGGATAAACCCAAGACAGTTTAATTGAGCAATAGTCTAATGATTGTGCACTAAACGGGTAAACGCTAATGTCAGTAGTGGCAGCTGAGCCATACCTAAATGCACCATAAAATCTATTACCATAAACAGCCATTTAATTAATCCTTACTTAACACCATAAATTGCGTAAGTGGCTGCTGAAGGATAAGCACTTGATTGTAATGTAAGAGTAGTAACTGCAGAAGTAATCGTTCCACCAGCAGTAGCAATAGCGGAACCAAAACCGGCACCATTTACCCAAGTACAAGTTTTAGCTCCTGTACCGTTTACGTTATAGATTTCAGCTGTAATAGTGTCACCAGATGCTGGAGTAAGTACGTTACTAATAGGAAAAGAACCACCAGCTGTGGACCCACCACCTGCAGTAGGCACACCCGTAGTGTAGTTAAAAAATCCGTACTTAACTGTTGATGCGTTATTTACGTTTAAAGTAACACCGGTACCGGAACCAATGGTAGTTATCCTAACAACCACTACAATTTTCGCATAAGATGCGCCGCTAATGCTAAGAGCACCCGGGGCAGAAGTATAGTTTCCTGTGTACAGTAGCGTGTATCCTACGTGAGAACCATCAGTGGCACCTGCAAATGTAGTAGACGTAATGTCTGAGGTAAGCCCAGCTTCTAGGTTAGATACCCTAGCAGTCAATGATGCTGCTGGAGTTGTAGTAAATGAACCCACGCTTGCGCCAAGGGTTGTAGTAGCCGGTGAAGTACCAACACCGGTTTCTATTGCTGTAACTTCAGCCTGAACGCTGTTAATATCAGCGGCATCAACGATGTTAACGCCATTTACTTTATCTGTATAGGTTTTTACGGAACCTGGGTATACAGCTGTAGCCATTATTTATTCTCCTTAAGAAAGTCCGCCAGTAGCGGTAATGATAAAGGTTCCCTTAACAGGAATTTCATTTGAGTTACAACTAACTCCATAGCTGGTAATACCAGCCGAGGTTGTTGAGTCTAATCCAATTGCTTTAATGTAGTTGTCTGTTCCAGTAGGTGCATATGAAAATAGAACAGCAGAACCTATAGCAATAACGTTGTTTACTGTGCTACTGATGTTAATTGAGCTAGTACCTACGCTAGTGACAGTAACAGTAGTCGCTGAGAATGGGCTAGAGACAGAAGGTACTGTCACGTACATTCCAGCAGATATTCCAGATACGCTGCTCACAGGTAGAGATGTTGCTCCAGGGCTTGTGGTAGATGTGACTGTTACTCCAGTTGCGCTAGCAGAGCCGGTAGGTACGCTAATAGTTATGCTTTGGCTTGTAGTAGAGACTACACCATATGTTCCATCAATTCCAGCATTGACGTTATAAATACGAACATTTTGACCGGGAATAATGCTGTGGGTATATGGGACTACAAACGTAGCAGTGCTGGTAGTTCTGCTCCAGCTGCTGACAGTATAAATTTGCTCATTTGAGTTTTTACGTAAGTGCTCAACTGTAGCGTAGTCAACACCGTCAATATTTGTAATCGCATTCAAAATAAAGTGAGGCGGAATGCGGTCAGCAAAGAAAGAGTTGTTGTAAGATACCAGGTTAGTTAATGCGTTTTGGACCTGAGTAACTACGCTTCCTTGGTTATACTGCGGAAGAACGTGCAAGGTCATCTCTAGATTTACAGGAACATACACAGGCGGATTAACTGTCAAAGATACGTTAGGAGCAACTTTGTCTGTAAAATAATTAATAACATTGCTCTTTAACGTATTAAACGCAGCGGTGTTTGTTCCAACCGCGCTAATAACCAAGTTACTTGATCCGGATGTAGAGAAAGCCGGAAGCAGCGGGGAAACGTAATCCGTAGCTATAGTGAAGGATGAACCACCTCCACCAACGTTTGTTACGAGTGTAGGAACATAGACGTTATACATAACTGGCACAGCGCCTGTAATTGTTACATAGCTAGTGTTAGCAGTTAGTCCGCTAAATGGTGTTCCAGATGAAGCGGTATAGGTTAAGTATCCGCTACCAGCTGTGCCATCGCTAGCTGTAATGGCCACACCGCTAAAGCTTAATGAAGGACCAATAGTAGTAGAGCTAGTTGCGCTAGTTCCAAAAGGAGCAACGTATAGGTTTACGTTAGACCATACTGCCGCTTCGGCGTTAGCTTTAGAAACACCAGATACTTGAAGGGCTAAGTACGAGTAGTCTTTTAGAGAAACTGCGCGGCGTAATGTACGCAAGGCTCTAGGAGCATTAACTCTAATGGAGTCAGTAGACTCTGCGTCTGCACCACCGGTAGCAGCACCAACCTGAGTAACGGTTACGTTATAGCTCCCGTTGAAAGTCTGGGCCAGAGTACCGGCTGCAACGTTTCCAGCAGCTCCTACACCCACCCTATATGTAACTGTAACTGTGTATGTAGCAGGTGGAATCTTACCTGAAACACCGTCACCAAATAGGATGTAAGTAAACCCATCAGCATCCATAGTGGTTGTAAAAACGGAATCATAAGCGCTGTTATCTACTAAAGATGAGCTATAAGTATATTGGGCACCGCCGACATATACCTGAATGTTGCTGCCGCTGCTATTAATAATAACACCAGTCTGTGAAATCTTGAATGCTTGACTAGGGGTACCATTAGAAGTTCCAAGAGACTCTAAAGTAGTAGTTACTCCCTGAGTAGCGCTCACGCTTCCAGTAGCACTTGCTGCCAAAGTTAAATCAGAATCGGTTTCAAAAGTTACCTGTGTACTTTGCCCGTTAACTACTGAAGTTGAAGAAATTTGAGTTTTAGCGGGAATGGTGACAGAGGCAGTAGAGCTGTTGTTTCTTACGGACAAGGATACGGTAGCAGCGCTACTTGGGGTTGGGGTATATCCTAGCATAGCCGCAATCTGCAATACGCTATAGCGTTGGCTGGCTGTTCCTAGGAACCCTTCGGAAGCCATACGGTCTGTGTAGAAGCTTAGAATATCACCTAGATAAGCAAAGGTTTCTAGTAATGCAACACCAATATCTGTAGGGTCGCTTACAGCCCAGGTAGGGTTAAACTGCTTAGCGACCGTAGTCAAATCCGCTAAAATTGCAGTATAGTCTCTTGATACGTAATCAATTTGCGGAATATAGTTTTTAGTGACGCTAACTGTATTAGCCATTGTTTATCTCCTGAAGTAAGTCACCAGAACGGTTGAATATTCCAGTATTAATTGTAACACTATCTACTTCCCCGTTGGGCAGACCATAGACAATACTTACCGTTAAAACACCGTTTAGCTTGTCAAATGTAGGGTTTATTTCTCTTAAATCTAAAGCTGGAAGCCAGTCAGTAAATGCCTGGGTAATACTGTCTTTAGCTATTTGTCCGGCAGTAGACTCAGGTTCAAAAACAACACTATAAAGATTGCTTCCAAAATCTGGGCGCATTACACGCTCACCGGGTCTGGTACCCAAAACTAACAGCACCCTATCTTGCCAAATTTTTCTAAGGTCAGACGTAGACGATAGGGTAGTGATATAGGTACCGGAAGTGTTAGTACCGAAAGAAAATGGATAATTAAGTACGTTAATTGACATTAAATGCTCCTAGCCATAATGGGAAATTAGGGTCCCCGCCCTCAAACATTACCCAGCAATTATCTCCAGAGCTGGGTATAAATCCACCTACAAGGTCTACAGTAGCTACTACAGAAGCCGTAGAGGGATACGCAGGACTGGTATTCACTGGATAGTGAGCAATATAAACGTTTTCATGGCTTGTAGTCCACCACAGTTCTACGTAATCTCCTTCTCTAGCATTTACAAAGAAGTTCCACCCCACAATAGAGTGTCCATTAGTTGTACCATGTTTGCTTGGAATTGACACAAGTCCGGTAGAGCCGTCAATATCAGTGCCATTTTGTCTCATCCATACAGATACGTCTTGGTCTGCTACGTTAGAGTTTTCAAATTGAGCTGACCACTGAACGTTATAAATGCCTGTTTTCTTAAAAGTAATTTGAGTATTATTTCCACCATCTACATAGATAAACTGGGTCGAGTTAGTATCGGTGGTATTGAGACGCATAGCAATCGGGGTATTTGCTACTGCACCGCCAGCGCTAGTGTTTGCCGTAGCGGTTAGGCTACCTGCATATTGGTCAGTGTAGTCATAGAAAGAGCCGTATGGCACTTTCCTATTTTCAGGTACACCAATAACTGGGTATGCCCAGTTTGTAACTTCTACACCAGAAACTTGAGGGACTTTTAGGGTAACACGGCCTAAATTTGCAGGGTCATTTGTATTAACTACAACTCCACGATAAACACCATGATATTTAATGTCAGATTGCATTTGACCTCAACTTATCCCAAACCGCTTGAGGCATACGCTCATCAGGCAAGTTGTAACTTAAATCTCTATGGGTAGAGCCCCATCTAGACGTAGCAACAAAAGGTCCAGTCTGGTTAGCTCGGTTTATTCTATCAACCAATTCAGTTTGTTGATATCTTTTTGAGGTAACAGCCGGTAAATAAATAATGCTCTTAGGTTTAATGTTTTTATTTTTTTGATTAGGAATAATGCGTCTAGTAGGGTTTGCTGCCGGTACTTCTGGAATTCTAGGGTCTGATGCTCTACCCAAAGAGTCAGAAGCAACTTTCATATCGCATACATACATTTGCTGGTTTAAAGTTTTTTCTACTACTTGGTGCGTAATACTAAGCACGGTCCAGTAGCCGGAATACTCAGTGCCAACATTTTTAAGGTACACAGGAAGTCCCGGTCTCATCGAAGAAACTCCTATGGTCTGGACATCAGCTGCGTATGGAAATCTACTATACTCATCCGAAGCATTGGCTAAAAACAGGGCAGTGTCGTAATCATTTGCCACAGCGCCCGTTTCATGGTCATCAAAAAATTCTTGATTTGAAAACTGTCTGCTGGGTGAGAATGAGTTTTGTGTGGTTATCTTAAATACCTGACCGCTTACAGGATCGATACCGGCTACTGAAGTAGCGGCCTTTTTAAACCCTAAATGTCTTATTGTCTCACTGATAACTGGTTTAAATGAATAAATAGGATTTACAGGCTTAAATCCACCTTCAGCTTTTTGAAAGCTAACTGCTTCTGTGATTAAATCCGTAAAGTCTTCTGTCAGTGGTTGGAAGTATAATTCGGTATTTTCTGCTCTAAGAAAGTATCCAGACTGTTTAGCCAGGCGAACCATAAGCTCCCAGTCTGTCATCCCCGCCTGAGATACCTGCGGGTAGATACGAGGATGCGGAGTAACCTTATAAGCAAAGTTATACTTTTTAGCTATTTCTGCCACAATCTGGTCAGCCGACATATTGCGGTAAATCTTCTGACTAGATTGTTTCATTACGTAAGATGCACCAATAAATCCAATTTTTGTAAAGTGCTCATTAGCAGATTGAACGTTACGAATATCATGTACATATCCGTTGTACTCTTTGTTCTTAATAGTCAATACCATTAACGAACCTGGTTTGATATTTAAAGGGTCTAGGTTCCAGTCTCTAAGCTCAACTATAGCGTAGTCATGGGCAAACACTTCTTGCTTGTAGTTCACCTTATAAATACGTTTAGGCTGTTGCGAACTGGTCGGAAAATACACGCTTACGTAATTAGACACGTGGAATCCTAACCAATGTTCCAGCAGGAACATTCAACCAGTCATCAATTTTTGGATTAAATTCAGCAATTATCCACCATCTGGATGGAAATAGGAAAAACTTACTAGCCAAAGCATCTATGCGGTCTCCCTGCTTCCACTGATAGTTGATGTAGTTAACAGTACCTAATTCACTAAAATCATAGAAAATAACAGGGACGTTTTCCCCATCTTTTTTAGGGGCAATGTAGTCTATGAGAGAATCATAGTATCTAGAATCGTTTGACGGTGCAGCCACTATTTACCTCCATATCCTTTAGTGAGGGCCGTGATAATCATTAGTAAGGTAGCCGTTTTCATCTATAGAACCTGTAGACTGTCCGCTTAAACCAGCAGTAGCCAGCAAGTTAAATGAGACTTGAACTGTGCTTTGAATCGGAATCATATCCTGTGTAAACATATTGTGAATCACTGACATGTTAGTCACATAGCCTAAATATGATAAAGGGCCTATATCGATATTTAAAAGGCTAGGCATTAAGAAACCGATGTCAGCAGTAATTATACCACGACCATTTTTCCAGTGGTCTCCGCCCGAAGCCGTAGCGCCTGGGCCAGGACCATTGATAGCTGTATATAAGTATTCAATATCTGCAAGAGTTCCGCGCTGGAATAAATCTACAAGCTTTTGTTCAACGCTTTTCTTTTTACCGTTTTTCAACAAAGATGCGGTAAAACTACCATTGTTAGAATAGTAAGGAACAAACTTAGCTACATCTGCAACTGTAATAAAATTATTAGATGTTCCATTACCTAACGCTCCACCAATATTGGTAGGGCGTTTGAATGCAGCGTTTGCGCAGGCAAAGTCATTAACTCTATTTATTTCAATAGTGAATGAAATGGTCTCAGTAGCAGGAAACGCACCGACCTGACCTAAGAATCTGTCATTTACGTTAGGGGTGGCATCCATCTGAACAGACACAGCAGTAGAGAAATTGGCTGGGTTCCACAAAAACTGAAAACCATATTTGCGGTCAGAGTTATCAATTTTTGTAGTTTTACCGTTTCCATCAACAGTGCTTAGAGAGGTATCAGTAGCTCTCCACCAAATACGGCCTCTGCGATAACGGTCGTCTGAAGCAGGTTTACGATTTTCAGAAGGCATGTTATTAGGGTCTGAAGCAGCGACTCTCGGCATACTCCATTTGTGCGGCGGTAGGTTCCATTGGTAATCCCCAGGGTTTCCAGGAGCCGTTGGGACTTTAGCGGCAAACTTATTATCAGAAGTTACGCTTGATTTTTGATCAAATCTTGGAATAGATTTAAATATGTATCCATATGTAGAACCTGAAGAGGCTGACCCAGAGCCCTTGGTTAGCTTAACCGGGGAACCAATGTTTTGATAAGAAGGTCCGCCTTTAATAGATATTCCAGGAGTGACTGAATCAAATGCAAACTTACCCGTAACTGCTGGAACTGTTGGGACATACTTATATGACTTTTTAACTGAGGTAGTTAAACCTGGACTTGTTTCATAGTTTATTGCAGCAGATTGAGTAACGGATGTACTTCCATTACCATATAAAGCGCTATCTACATAAACATTTACAATAGTATTATCCGCATTAGTTTCAGATATGTATCCCATGGAACGTGCGCTTGAAGCACTACTAGTATTTCCAGCCATTAATGACCTCCTCCACCGGTTGCATTATCCATAATTGCTTGTTCTGTTAAATACTGTTTAATAGCTTCCACAATGCTCATAGTGTCCTGTGCCCCATTAACGTTAATAGTGATATTTCTAGCAACACCAATATTCCCAGTTCCCCACTTATCAGCTTTTACAGCCACATTTAAGTCATCTAAACCTTTATCTTTTACAAGCGCATTATAGATGTCTTTAAAATTATCCTGCTTAATAGTAGCTACAGTTGCAGCAACGCTGTCGGCTTCAGTAGCAAATTCCTGTACACCAGCATAGTTTTTAGAAATAGAGCCGTTATACGAACGAGTTGTATTTAACGGGTTATTCCAAGTTTGATAGTTATTATTAGAAGTACTTTCCGCGTTGACCCATGAAAGCATGGCAGCTAAGTTAGTTCCAGTTACTGGAGCACCCAGCTGTTTAAGAACTTTACCCGCCCATTGGACAACAGTATCGCTAGATTGCACAAATCCTTTAGGATGAATCTTTTGATTTTGTAGGTCTGATGGCTTGTGGGTAATAGGTTTAACAGGCTTTACACCCTGATGGCTACCACTCATACCACCATTTCCAGTGCCAGTAGTACCAGTGCCCGTGCTACCAGGGTCGGTGCTGCCACCTTGAGCATTTGGATTTCTTCCAAAATAAGGGTTTGGGTCCGGTATAACTCCGGGCATACTAAATAAGCTAGGGGCGCTATCATTTGGAGTTAACTTTCCTTGACTTATTAATTGCGCCCAATACTCATCCTGTTGTTGAGTAGCGTTGCGAACAATAGCCGTAGTGCCTAGAGCTGCTGCAATAATAGCTAAACCAGTAGGGCTTTTTAGTACCGCACCCATTGCACCAGTAATAATATCCTGAGCGCCTTTTGCGGCGTCAAGAGCACCCTTAATTAAAATACCGCCAGTACCGTTACCTGCTCCACCAAGGGTTTGAGCAGCAGTTGTAGCTCCGACAAAAATTTCAGCAAGAGGCATGATTGCGGTAGCTAATCTTGTAGTTGAAGCAATTATGTCATTTGCAGTTTGAATACCAATAACACCGGAGGAAGTGTACGCATTTACGTTAGCCGTACCCGCGGCGTTTCTACGACCAATGCTCTGAGTAATTCCAGGGTTTGCTCCAGTAGTATTAAGCTCAGCTCTACCGGCTTCGCTAGTATAGCCTCCACCAACTTTTGCCCCATTGTTTTTAGCAAACTGGAATAGGTAAGAAATAACCGCTTGCTTTAATACAGCATCAGTACCAAAATACTGGTCAAGCATCATCGCAATTGAGTTACCAGGCTGCAAAGAGAACGAGAGGTCAGACTCAGTTATCATGCCTCTACCAGACTTATTTCTGTTTAGAGAGTTCCAAAGGTCGCGAGCAATGTCTTCAACATCACGCATAAATCCTTTGGCATCACGCACGTTAATACCAATCATACGAAGCTTATTAACACTTGCACCTTGGTTAAGCGCACCTACAGCACCCATGCTGGCTTCAAGACCAACACCCGGCATTACGTTAGAAATACCAGCTGTGCTTCTCATGATGGTACTATAGTTTTTAAGGCCACTCATTAAGCCCATGGAATTACCGGCCATAGCAGCGTTAGCGGCGTCCATAGCACTAGTAGCAGTACCCATATCGGCCATGGCCTTAAAAGCAGACATACCGGCTATGGTGCCAATGTTATCATTTTTTCTGCTGTATACCCCAGAGAAGAAACCAAAGCGACGACGAGCTATATCGTTTTGAATATATTGTTCAGCATCTATGCCCGAAGCAAGTGCAGTTACTGCAGTCAGGCCCATAGCTTTCATGGCTGACCAAGAGCTGCTAGCAGCGCTGCTACTTCCGCCGCCGCCAGGGAAGCCAGGAGCTCCCGGTGCAGGCGGAGCAGGTGGGGCTGGAGGAGCGGGTGGACCAGGAGGTCCTGAAGGACCAGTCATTTGAGACATGGCGTCTACAGAGCTGTTACCGGTTCCGCCTTTTCCGCCCCTTAGACTACCGGAAATACTTTTAGATAGCTTCTCAGTTTCTTTAAGAACGTTATTAAGCTTTTTGTATTCTTCGGTAAGGTCGGCGACAAGGCGGGCTTTAGATGTGCCTCCGCCTAAACCAAAAGAGCTTTTTACACTCGCCATACTCTACCTTTATTTCCGGGTTGTGCGATACAACCAGTTTTTACGTTCTCTTACGGACAGATTTCTTATATCTGAAAGTGTCCAGCCAGGAAATGATCTAGATAGTGCTTCATATTGGTCGAGTAGTTGTTCGTAGTCTTTTTCTTTATAGACGAAACAAGTCGGCTAACGACAGTGGTAGAGGAATATCCTCACCACAAGCCTCGCAAGTCGTCTTCACCTCCCCGAGGCGTGGGCCCGGGTTACGTGCAAGAATCTCGTTAATGACGCCGTCACGGTCAGCCATACCTAAGTTTAGCGCAGTGCTGGCACCTAATGCAGGCTCTCCATTAACAGATTTTAAACATCCTGCAAGTAAAATAGTATTTAACTCAGAGCTAGTCTTATCTGAGTTTTCCACAAGCTTTTTCTGAACCGCTCCAGTAGGCAGACCCACAACTATCACTCCATTTTTCTTAGAGTTATATGTGAACGTTCTATCGTTAATAGGGTCCTCTAGTTCTTTAACTGGGACATCTTTTACAAGGTCCACAGATACCTCTAGCTCGGTTTTACAGTGTGGGCATGGGAACTCAAATTCAATTGTGTCACCAAAAGTAACTCTGCGAATTCCAATCAGTAGAGCATCTCTATCCCCGCTAAGAAGCTGGTCTAAATCAGTTCTGTCTACCATCAACGAACCAATAGCTGTTACACCGCGATTAAGCATTGCGGCTAGGGCTTTACCCGGAGAACCTGCTTTTGATATAGCCTCTTCGTCTATACCAGTAAGTTCTCTAACTTCACCATATTTAATCAAAGACCCATCTTTAGCAATAAAGCCGCCTGGAAGAAATACATTTGAGTTAGAAGGAGCCACCGTCTTAATTTCAACTTCAGGTTCCTTAGTAAACTCTTCAGCATACTTTGAGATTAGATTTGGGTCATCGCTTATGTTGTTCGTCATTTAATACTCCTAATTAGATATAGCTATTTTACCAGATTTTTAATTATTAAATTATGTCAGTGTTGCAGGTACGTTTGAACCAAAGTTAGCTAGCTGAACTGACATTCCCTCATGAACCAAAGTCATTGTTTCAGATAGAATCTCGTTACCTCCAGCAGCTAGGTCAGAATAGCTAAGGCTGGTAATAAACGCGTTGTGGATAATGAACTTCATCTTGTAAGCAGATTTGCTAACGATGTCTGAAGCGCTAATGTTTGGGCTACCGGTGATTGGGTGGTCTAGAACATAGATGTCCAAATCACAGCGGAAAGATGAACCGTCTACACCAGCAATACCTTCACCAGAAGATGCAGCAAATAGTTGCTTAAACCACTGGATAGCTTCGCTTTGGCCTAGGATAACACCGCGAGACAAAGTAATTGGCTGGAAAGTGACACGTCCAGGAACCATGTGCAAGGATGTGTTCATACCACCTTCACGGTAGCTGATTGGGTCAATTGACATTGTAAGGCCCTGAACTGAGGTAAACCCGCCCTTAAACTTCAAGAAGCTGTTTATACCAGCAGCAGATGAGCCTGGTACACCGGTGTCTCCGGTTACACGAAAATCAACAATAAACCTAAAATTTCTTAAAGGGTCAGTTGCTAATTTTGAATAGCGTGAGATTGCGCTCTGTGCCATTTATATTTCCTCCTATAGGACTGTTACAACAGAACCACTGTCGTACTGGCTAATACGGATAACTACGAATTCAGCAGGGCGCTGAAGCGCTACACCGATTTCTAGGTGAACTTCACCAGCAGCTACGCTAGCTGAAGTATTGATAGAGCTGTCTGCCTTTACGTAGAAAGCGTCTGATGATGTGCTACCCTTTAGACCTCCTGATTGCCAGAAGTTAATCAGGATTGCTTCACAGGTAGTCTGCAAACGGTTCCATAGACGCTCATCGTTTGACTCAAACAAGGCAAATGCAGTTGCGTCTGTAAGGGTCTTGCGTAAGTAAATTAGGCTTCTACGAACCGAAATGTAGCGGTTGTTGTATGTGCTGCTAAGTGTACGAGCACCCATAACTACGATTCCAGAACCAGGTATGTAGCGAATAGCGTTTACTGGTGTAGAAGTAGAGAACGTGTTTAGGCTAGTAGTACCGTTGTTTAGGTAATCAAGTTCGGTGTTAGTTAAGCTTGCTACAGATAGAACACCTGATAGACGAGCATCTAAACCTGCAGGAGATTTAAATACGCCTCTAGAAGCGTCGGTTGTAGCATACTTAGCTGCAACTGCTCCACCTGGGTAGGCGGTAACAGTAGCACCTGGCACGCTTGATGTAGGGCTCGGAATTGTTAAGTTGGGATAATAAACCGCACCAAACGCAAGGGCTCCAGAACCAGCAGTACCACCAGTGTAAGCGTTAGCTAGGGCTAGCTGACCTGATACATCCAGGCTTGCCTGCGTAGGGTCAATCAGTACAAACACGTCACCGCGGTTGTAGGCGTAAGTTAGCATAGCGTTTACGTCAGTGGCAGCAGTAACACCACAAGCATTTAGCAAGATAGGCTGGCTAATTGCATCTAGCTTTGCTAGAGATGTAGCAGCAGCAATTGCAGTGTTATTTGCTGTAGAGGTGTTAGTAGCAAAAAGACCATCTGCTCCAGAAATCAACGGGGTGTTTGAGAACACCAAGTTAGTAGATGCAGGAATAGTCATAGCTGCGCTTAGTACAGCAGTGTTAGATGTTACAGTACCGATTGCTGTAATAGCACCAGGGTTTGAACCTACGTTAATTACAAGTGTTGTACCCGTTGTACCTGACTGTGCTGTCCAAGTACCGTTGTAACCTGTTGGGGTAACACCAGACACAACTACAGTCGCGCCAACAGCGATGTTGTGTGCGCTAGCAGTAGACAACGTAATATTTGGAGCTGCATAAGTAGGAGTCTGGATGTTAATGATGGACGGAGTAGCGCCATAGCTAGTAACTGTAGTACCGCTAGTAACACCGCTACCGGCTACGTACATACCTGCGTTAATTGCAGATGACACGCTGCTTAGGTTAACCAATGTAGAAGAGCCAAGAGCCCCAGTCGAAGTGGCTGTCTGACCTACTAGTGCAGTGCTTAGCGGAGTCATTGTGGTTAAGAAGTTAGCAGTTGTGTGGTTAGCTGCGTTAGGGTCAGTAGCTACTACATAGTTAGATGAAGAGTTAATAACAGTTACCGCGTAAGCAGGATCGCTAGCCAACATGGTGATGTCGCTAAAGCGTTCAACAATGTATCCAGCGCTTGTTCCACCCGAGTAAATAGCCAAGTTAAAGTACTTACCTGGGTAGCCTGAGCTAGCTGTAGAGCTTGAGATGTCGTAATAAAGGCTGTTTCCCCAAACACCTGGGCTCTTAGCAGTAAGCGTAAGTTCTGTTGTTGCGCTTTGTCCGGTCACTGTACCAGCTGTTGTAATAGCTGAGGAAGGCGACTGAGTGTTTACTACAGTAAAGCTAGATGCTGTAGGAGTAGCGGTTACTACAAAGTTACCGTTGTAAATTGTAGATGGGGTAGAACCAGAAGACGCTGTACCAGCAATAGTTACTGTTTGACCAGGCTTAATGCTGTGAGCAGTGTTAGTGGTAATTGTTCCCTGAGTAGTGAAGTTACCCAAGCTGGTAGTACCAACGTTAATAATCAAAGAACCTGAACCTGAACCTGTTTGAGCAGTCCATGTTCCGTTATAACCAGCAGGAGCACATCCCGTAATGGTGTATGTGTTACCGGCTACGAAAGTGGTTCCAGCAGCAGTAATTGTGGTATTAGGGCTAGTATAAGAAACTGTAGCGCTGCTAATTGCAGTGCTAGCACCAGTAACGAGAGTAACGCTAGTTCCGCTAACAGATGGAGTTTGGGCTCCAACTACTGCTGTAGTGTTACCCTTGATGTCTACCTTAGAAGCAGTTGCGCTAGTAATTGTAAGCGAAGTTCCAGAAGGTACGGTAGCGGTCTTACTTAGGGTAAGTGTAGTTGACGCAACGTTGGTGATAATGGTTCCGGCAGAAATACCGTTACCGGTAATAGTTGCTCCAATTGCGTTAGCAGCAGTGATTGTTCCAGTAGAGCCACCATCTGATGTAGCAAGGCTGCTTGCTGAAACAATGGTCAAAGTAGTGCTAGCTGATGTAGCTGTGTTAGATACTGCGGTTACAGTAACCATTACACGCTGAACATAGCACTGGCTTCCACCATTAGCAAAGAATAGGTAAACCGCAGTAGCAGCATCCGCATCTGCAGAGTTAGCAGAAATGTCGCCATACAAAGACGTGAACTGGCTCCATGACGATACTAGAGTAGCGTCAAGAGGGCCTTTAGCAAAATAGCCCATGAATGTGGCTACTGTAGAAGTAGGGGTAGAAGATACCGGTACGGAAGAGGCTACTTCTTCTAGGTATACTCCAGGGCGGTTATAAGTCGCCATAAGATTTTCTCCTTGGGGTTAGTTGGGGGTAAACAAATATTAAATAGGTTGTTGTCCAGATGGGATGTCGGCTGTTGTCGCTTTGTTAATCTTTACAGTAGATACAGTGTTTCCGGTCGTTACGGACGAGGCCACAGTACCTTCGCTACTTACTGTCACGGTGAATACATTTCGGTATAACCGGCGGTTATCTTCAATGGTATCACGTTTAGTAAACTCTTCGAGTATCAAATGCCTATAACCTGTCTCAGTACCCAGGTCGTTAGGCACGGCCAAATAGCCGCGTTTTGATATAAATACCCTATTTAAAAGGTAAGCAATAATAGCTCTATCATGCCTAGGATGTCTGGCATAGGTAGTAATTTGATAGGTTAAATCCCAAGTAATAGGGATTTCATAAGTGTAGGTAGTATTACCGCTAGGAGCCACGGTGCCCTGTAGGTCGTTATCCTGAAATAAACCAGAGTGCTGGCGATATGTAGCTGGATCAAAATCCAGCAATTCGATGGTGATGTAAGGATAGCTTTGGGCTCTGGACTCTACGTCAGGGTTAGCAAACCAAACACCAACTGCTCTAGAAGCGTTTTTATCATCAACCACTGTGATTCCAGTGAGCAATGTTTTAAGGGCTAAGTCTTCACTTAAGATAAAACTCATGGAATTATCCCCTGGTCTACTAGATAATCAACGGACCATTCCCTCAGATTTTGGGCAATAAACTTACCATGACGGTTAATAAATCTTCTAAAAATAGGCTTTGGAGACTCATTAGGAGTGCCGTACTCTAGGTCCTCAATAGATGTAGCAAGCTTATCTGGATAGTTAATAACTATATTAACGCCGTCAATAGACACCTTAAGATTTTTTACGATGTTATTAGGCCATTCGGCTTCGAGAGCATCCTGCCGTAGCAGTCTAGTAAGCTGAGAATTAATACCTTTTAAGGATTTAGGGGCGTCAGAAATAATATTTATTGTCATTTTTTACGCCGTATCGCTGCACTCAAAAAAGCGGCTAACATCCATTTTTCGCGAGGTAATGCAGAACTATCCGAAAAACCTAGAAGGAACTTCTTGTCTGAAGGTTTAGATACCTTAGACTTATCGTCCTTGTCAATACTTGACATGTCAGTCTCCATTGGAGTAAGCAAAATACAACGCAAATTTGAATCAACCCTCGCATAGGGCCACTTCTAGGATAAAAGAAAAGCCCCGCTTCCGCAGGGCTAAACTTTTTAATTTAATTACTTCTTTTTGGCAGGAACGTTCTTCTTAACCTTAGCGGCTAGAGCCTTATCCATCTTCATGTCAGCAGCCTTGGATGGCTTCTTCTTGTCCATCTTCTTGTCTGCCTTCTTAAAAGCTGCCTTCTGCTTAGGGCTCATGCCCTGCATTTCTTTTTTGTCAGCCTTTTCATCAGCCTTAGAGCCTGACCAAGGGTTCTTGCTCTTATTTGCTGCGTTCTTTTTAGCGTGCATCGCCATTTGTCTGATCCTTTCGACACTTACAATTATCACATTTACACTCGGGCATTATTGTTCTTACTCCTTAAAGTCTTCAACAGCTTTTTTCTTAGCCGCTGACCGGGTTCTAGTTCGCTTAGTTGCAGGGTTTTGGTGCTCACCGGTTTTGAATTTGCCCATAATCTTGTGCAATTCAGCAGATTCTACCTTACTTCTAGCAGCAGCAGCTTTATTTAGATTTTGCTTTTTTGGAACCATTCTTCTTGCTTTCTAAGCGCTTTGACATAGCCGCAGCCTTTTTCTTAGCATCAGCTTTTGAGGACGCACCCCAAGCCTGCAATGATAGCAGAAGTCTAGTTGGTTCACCATTTGGCTTACGCTCAGGACCAGGCATACCGCCCATACGAGCCAGGAATGATGCTCTACGAGGATTATCCCCCGACTTTACAGGAGCTTTTAGGTCAGAACCAGGATGTGCCTTTTCATAAGATTTACGGCCCTTTTCATTAAGGCCACCCTTTTTAGATTTACCAGCTTTCTTTTGAAAAGG